TTAGTCCGGTTTGACAGTTTTCGCGAAGGGTTTGACAACTTTCGTTCTGCGTTCGGTCTCGGACTCGAGTGTTGCCATGGTCGCGCGGTTCGCCTCGGCAAGGTTCGCATTGCGCGAATAGTGCAGTGCCATGCTCTCGGTTTTCTGCCCCAAAAGGTCTGCAATCCGGCGGGTCGGCACACCGGCCTCGCGCAGCACGGTCGCCACAGTATGGCGCAGACCCTTCAAGGTCAGATCGGCAGGGATGGTGCCCGCCGCGACCTGCTTCGTCTTGAAACGATGCCAGACGGTGGAGAAGCCGTTGTAGGTCCACGGCAGGCCCTTGGACGTTGCGAGGATGGTCAGGGCGTCATGTCTTGGTGCAGCGTCCAGCGCCGCGCGCAAAGCCGGGCCAATGGGCAAGGGAACCTCTCGCCCGGTCTTCCCGCGCCGTGCCCAGATCACGCCATCCGCAACCGCATCACGCCGCAGGTGCAGCGCGTCGGAAGGGTCAAGGCCGGTGTTCGCAATCATCGCCAGCACGACACGCACATGGTCAGGCACAATGCTAAGAACAGTCGCGCGCTCGTCAGCGGTCCACGGTCGGTTTGCATCCGCCTTGTCGCGGGGGCGCGGCTTGGGAATCACGTCTTTGGCATAGTTGGCACTGATCAGCCCCTTCGGGATGCCATGCCGAAACACTTCGCTCAGGAAGACACGCAGCATGTTCGCGCGCCGCCAGCCGATCTTGCCCGCCGCCTTGTCATGGATCGCAGCTATCAGCGACGTGTCGATCATGTGCAGGGGCGTGTCGCGGATGTTCTCCAGGAAGGCCGCGCACTGGCGGTAATCCTTGCGGGTCCGCTCGGCCAGGTTCTTGAAGTGATCCTCCGCGAAGTATGCGGCCATAATGCCGCCAAGCGTCCCCGGCTTCGGCTCTAGGGATTTCAGGGCGTCAGACAGGGCGCGGATGCGTTCACACTCGGCAAAGAACGCCGCGCTGCCCAGGGGCGCCTTGTCCAGGTCGATCTTATGCCCGGTCACGCGATGGTAGCAGCGCTGCGAAAACGGTGGCTTCTTGTCGCGGAATATCTTGAAGCCTCTGACCTTGATGTGCGTCATCCCAGCCTCGCCAGGATGCTTGCGCGGCTGGTATCCGTGCCGCCTGCCTTTTCCGTGTCAATCCACTGGTCAAGGTCGCGCTTGTCATAGACCAGCCGCCCACCCAGGTTCACCAACTGGACAGGGCAGGCGGATTTGAAATGCTTCACCGGCAGGCCGCAATAGCTTGCCGCCTCGGACTCGTTCATCATCCGCTTCTCGGTCACGCTGATATTGAGGCTGGCACTTGCCATCAGTCGGCGCCCTCCAGGATCAGATCGCGCAGCGCGCGAAGTGCGTAGACATGAGCAGTCTTTGACGTCCAGACGCCCAAACCGTCCCAGCCCGCAACGTCGGTCGGCTCAAACACAAACTTCCAAGCCCGCCGCCCCTCAACCGGAAAGCCTTGGTACTGGTAGTCAGCGTCGGCCAGCGAAAGGATTACCTTCGGGTCGTAGCTGGTCTTGGAAAGCTCGATCTTGTCCCACGGATTGACGAATGAATCGTTGCGCGCAAACAGGGCATCAAGTGCCGCGCCCAGCGTTCCGGGCAATTTCTGGTCAAATGAATCGGGAAGATGCAACTGAAGCCCTTCCCCTTCGGGACCCAGCCAATCCGACCCAAAATCCCGGAAAGTTCCGTCGCCGTGGTCGTACTTCATATGGTCAAAGGGCAGGTCCCTCAAGGCGCGAACCGCTTCGCCCGCCTCGGTGGGCGGGTCCATCTGTAGCGCCAGCAACAGGGTGGTGGTTGCGTCACGCGGGACCATATCCGGGGCGTTGACGCCGCGCCCGCCAGTTGTGAAGTGACCAGCCGCCCGCGCCTTGGAAACCAGGACGCGGGCGCGTGCCGCATCAACTTGTGCGATGCGCAAAAGGATATCTTGAAGGTGACGCAGTTTCGCCATGCGCTATTGATATCTGGTTTCATTGAGGCGCGCAAGTGGTCGATGCCATCAGGTCCAGCGCCCGCCCTGTCACGCCGATTTCGCCCCCGCCTTCTGCGCCCGATGCGCCGCAAGCCAGGTCTCAATGCCCGTCAGCGCATCGAAGAACACCTTGGATTCGGCATCGTCCAGCGTTCTGATTGCCTTGCGCAACTCGCCCTCTCGCAAGTGCATATCCCGGTAAACCGCCAGCGCGGGGTTGGGGTTTGCAATGCAAATCCAGTCGATAGACGCGCCGTTCTCGTCGCACCACTTCAACAGGTCATCGGTCATGCAGACCTTGCCCCTGTGCGTCTTCAGCTTGCCGGGCGGGTCAACCGCGAAGTGCTTGCAGAAGGCCGCGATGCGCGCCTTGACGTTATCGGGCGCCAGCGAGTGATCTTCGGACAAGCCGAGGGCGTTCCCCGAGTCGGGGTTGGTGTGGGTCATTGCAATGTTTCCTTGATTGGGTTTCAGAACACAGTTACGATATGCGAAGGCGGCTAGCGACGTCAATACAAATCAGAACAAGGTTACGATATGAACGCGGCGCAGTGCAAAATGGCTAGAGCCGCAACCGGCCTAGGCGTGCGTGATCTAGCCAAGGTTGCCAGCGTTTCGCCTGATACCGTCGCCCGCCTTGAACGCGGCGAAACCATCCGCCCCGCGACGATAGCCGCCATCCGCGCGGCCCTCGAGTCCGCTGGCGTGGTGTTCCTGCCGGAGAACGGCAACGGCCCAGGCGTGGCCTTGCGCAAGGGATAAGGCCGGGGCAGCGTCGTGCATGCCCCGGCCTCTGGCCCCCATGCTCGGGCGCCGGTTGATCGGCCCCGCTTGCGGCGTGCCGATCTGCGCCGCGCCCCCGTAAGGATCAAGGACCGCGCCAGGACGGGGTTATCGCACTCACCGTCTTATCGGGTTGCTTCGCGGCCCCATGAGGCGCGCCAGGCGCAACCTGACCTATTCGTCGTGCCAGTCGATGAAGGCCAGCGCGTCTTGCAGCGTGGCGCCCTCGATCCCGGCTTCCTTGGCCTGCGCCAGCGCGCCGACCATCGTTGCCAGCGCCCGCGCCTTGCCGCCCGCGTCGTACGCCTGCATCGGTCGCACGCAATCCACCGTCACCGGCGCCCCCAACTTGGCGGTTGCTTCCTCGGCCAGCAGCATCGCCACCGGCTGCAACACCAGCTGCGCCATGTGGCGCTGCGCCTCCCGCACCATCGGCCCCGTGGTGGCCCGGTTCAGCAGGCCCGGCAGGACACCGAAGGCGCCGCAGACCGCATCGCGCGCCGCGTCCAGGGTTTCCGCCGTCATGCTGCGCGACAGGTCCGGCCCGATCTGGTCCGACCTCTGGCCGATCTGCGGATTCATGCCCGCCGCCGTCGCCTGCGCCACGCCTTCAATGACCAGCGTGGAACCACGACGGCCCCGGAAGGCCCCGCGCATCGCCGCCATGTCGTCGGTCGTGCCATCCGGCAATGGCAGGATCAGCGACCCAAGGGGGGCATCCCGGTACACGTCACGCAAGGCGGTTTCGACCTCGTGCAGCAGGCTGGCGGTCAGTGACGCGCGCCGCAACGGCGCCGTGCCGGTCCATGGCGCCACCATGTCGGACCCGATGCGCAGGTGCAGCACTTCACCGGCCAGAGCGGTTTCAGACCGCCCGCCGCCCGCTTCGCTGATCGACAGGCGATAGGCGCGCGGGATGCCGTTGCGGGTGGACAAATCCCAATCCGCGACAGGCGCCAGCCCGGCCCCGGTGATCAGCATCACCGCCTCGCCGCGCAAGGCCACAGACCGCGCCAGGCGCGCCAGGTGGCCCCGTGTCAGCAGGTCGGTGCCCCGCACGTCTGCAAGGCTGAAACCGGCCTCCCAGAGCGATACACAGGTCTGCACCGTGGCAGTCAGTTCGCCAAGGCCGGATCGGCCCGCGATGTAGCTTTCCCGCGCCGCCATGATTTGCGCGGTATATCCTGATCCGCTGGAACGGGTTTCGGGCGCCGGGGGTTCGGCCTTGCGCCGGAAAATATCCATCAAGCCCATGTCACAGCCTCCATCGGTTCAGTGGGTGACAAACCGGCAAATTTGCCGGTTTTGCCGCCCAGTTTCGCGCCTCGATCTGTGCCGCCGGATAGGCCGGGACAGTGACCGCCGACAGTTCATACAGGTCCGCCCCGCTGATCCGCCGGACCAGACCATCGCCGCGCCGTTCGATCCGTTCGCCGCCTGCCGGAACCCGGAACCCCGGCGACAGGCCGCGCACCAGCCCCGCCGCATGAGCCGCCAGAAAGTCGCGCGCCCATGTCGTGCCGGGGTCAACGCTGGCCTCGAACACCACACCTTCGGGTGTGTCGGTGATCGTCAGCGTTCCCGCCGCGCGGCTGGCCAGCGGCTTGGCATAGTCGTGCCCGGCCAGAAGGTGAATATCCCCGCCCGCCGCGATGCGCGCAGCGAAGGCGCGCGGTTCGATCACTTCGGCCCGACCCGGTGCCAGGTCGGTTTCGTGGCCATAGGGGAAGCGCCCGGTCAGCCGGGCGCCCCCATTCGCATCGCGGCGCAGTTCCAGCGCGCCGCCGTGTGCTACGCCGCCCCAGAGCATCACTCACCCGCCGCCAGTTCAAGGCCGGTCAGGACCTCGAGTTGCGCACCGCGCGCAACCGTGACGTCAGCCGTGGTCAAGGCAGTGATCCGCAGCCCGCCCGACTGCGCGTCGGTGAACGGATCACGGATCAGGTCCATGGCGCCCCAGATGCCAACGAACATCGGCGCGACACCGCCCGCCGCCGTGGTCAGCAGCGCAGAGACAGCCGAAGGCGAACCGGCAGGCGCGGCAAGCCCGTTGGTCGTCATGGCGATGTTGCCAGCCGGAATGATGCGCAACAGGCGATCCCATTCCGACAGGTCGGGCAGCGCCGATGCCACACCGTCCATGTAGTTCCAGGCCTCGGGGCGCACCATCAGCCGCACCGCGCCGGGTCCGCTGGCGGCGTTCGCCACCAGGAACCGGGTGACAGCCGCGCGGAACGCCGCCGCCGTGATTTCGTCGTTCACCGCCGTTGCCGTGATGCCATAGGTTGCCACGCCGGGGATGATGCCCAGCGGCTGACCATCGGCCCCGGTGCCCCGGAAAATCGCCTTGTCCAGTTCGGCTTGCATGGTCCCGGCCATGTCGCGCCGGATCGCCTGTTCCAGCGCGTCGCCCGATTGCAGCATGGCCTTGCGGCTGATCCGCATGTGGATCCCAAGGTTGTGCTCGGGTTTCAGCGCCTTGTCGGTCGTGGCATAGACGGTCGGCCCGGCGACGTTGCCAAGCTCGGTTGCAGCCCAGCCCGCCGTGACAGCCGAAGTCGTCACCGGCCATTCAATCGCACCGCTGCCGATGCTGATCAGTTGCGCGCCCATCTGCGCCGCGACAGAGCCGGGGAACAGCCGGTCAATCGTCGGGCGGGTCTGGATCGGGTCCGGGGTGGCGCCCGCGATGGTTTCACCGGCCCGCTGTTCCAGCGCCATCAACGGCACCGGAATGCCCTTGTAGCCGCCCGCGTTGCGCAGTTCCTCCACCACTTCGGCGGTCTTGCCCGACAGGGCCCGGCCTTCGTTCAAGGCGCCGATGACCTGCCGGACCTCGAACGCCTGCACCAGCGCAGCCCATTCGTTGCCAGACCGGGTTTCCAGTTCGCGGCCCGCGTCCCGGCGTTCGGTATCCTCGCAGATCAGCGCGGCCCGGTAGCGGGTTTCGTTCTGGCGAAACTCCAGGTCCATCGCCTCGATGTTGCGCACCTCGTCGTCGGTCGGCTTTTCCTTGCCCACCAGGCCCGCAAGTGCCTGCCGGATTTCCGACTGGCGACGGGTGATCTTCACAGATTCAAGCATCGGTTTCTCCATTTTGCTCGATAGGGTTCCGGTGCAATTCCTGCACCAGATCGCGCCACGCTTGACGCTCGGGGGACACCGGCTTGTGGCCGATCTCCACACGGGTTTTCCGGGTATGACAGGGACCGCACAGGGTCTGACAATTCGCCGGGGAATAGGAAAGTTCGGGGCGCAGCCGCACCGGCTGGACGTGATCCACCTCGAGCCGCCGCGTGGCGCCGCACTGGACGCAGGCCCAGCCATCACGCTCGAGAACCGCGTGCCGCACCGCCTGCCAGCGGCGGGTGGACGTGATGCGCTTGGAATGGCGGAAATGATCCTTCATGCCCACATCATCCTTGCCTTGCGCTTCGGTCGCGCCGCCATCCGCGCGCCCTCGGCCACGGCCAGCACCGTGGCGGCCGCCGCGTCGATCCGGCCCTTGCTGCGCGCCTTGGCCAGTTTCAGGTTGTTCGCCGGGTCTTTCAGGCAGACCGCATCCGCGAAGGCAGACCGCAGCAGCAGCGAAGGCCGCGCCTTGACCAGCCCGTCGAACGCCGCGCGGCGGAACCGTTCCACATCTTCGGACCCGTCGCGCCAGCCCATGCCGCGCCAGACCACAGGGCAGGTCACGCCCGCCCGGTCCATCGCCTCGGCCAGTTCGGCTTGTTTGTAGCGGTCGGCCACAATCGCGGCGATTGTCTCGCCCTCGGCCAGCCGCATCACCTCGGCCAGCCAGGGCGCCACCGGCACCGTCTTGTCGCCCAGGGTGGACAACTCGCCCCGGTCGGCCATCTCGGCGTAGCGCCCCGATACGCCATCCGCTGCGCCCCGGTCGGCCAGCGTCGGGTTGCTGGGGAAGGTGCCCAGCACCTCGAGCCGCCCGGATTCCGGCCAGTAGAACGCCGCCGCCGTCATTGACGCAGAGCCGCCCAGGTCGATGCCGATCACGCAAGGCCCTTCGCGGGGTGGCAGGTCGGTGACTTCGCACGCCATCCATTCATCAACGGTCAACAGCAGGTCGCGCGACTCGCCGCTGATCCGCTCGTTCCTGTTGTAGAGCCGGAAACTGGTCAGGGCCGAACCGCCTTGCGCCGCTGCCCGCCGCGCCTGCGCCTCGAGCCAGTCAATGCCAGCCCCGATGCCATGCAGCGCGCCCGGATTGGCCAGCAACAGCGACTCGCGGTCATCCACCGGCAGGCCCGGTGCTGGCCGGTGTTCCTGCACATAGACGCCGGGTTGATCGTTGTCGATCCACTTGGAAAACGGGTGTGTGTCATCTGCCGCCGACGTGCTGATGATCAGCGCCCGCCCGCCCCGCTTGCCCAGACCGGACAGCAACGCCGCCTCCAGGTCGTTGCCCTTGTCGAGCGACCAGTGCCCCCGCTCGTCCATCAGCACCAGCGTAGGGGCAGACCCCAGCGCCGACTTGCCATCTGCCGCCAGCGCCCGCAGGACGTGCCCGCCGCCGTCGCCGGTAAACTCGATTTCCAGCCGCGGGGACCGCCGGAAGATCAGTTGCGCCTGTACATCATCGGGCAGGCTGGTGGCGAACCCGGCGACGAACCGCCAGGCGATTTGCGCCTGATCCCGCGTGCGCGCCGCAATCAGGATTTCGCGCTTGGGCTGATGATCCCATTCGCCCAGAAGCGCGCCCAGGGCGATACCCGCAGACAGGGCAGTCTTCGCGTTGCCCCTGCCGATCGACAACACCGCGACGTTGACCGCATCGTCAAGCGCGCCCTTCACGAATTGCCGCTGGAACGGCGCCAGCTTCACCGGCTGGCCCGCACTCGGCCCCTCGGGGATGCGCAACGATTGCAGGAACTGCATGGCCTTGGTGGCGGGTTTCATGCCTGCCCCCCATTCCAGCGCGAAAATTGAAAACTCACACCGCCGGTCTTGTCCAGGAAGGGAACCGGGGGCATTGGGACCAGATCACGCGCGTTCACAGGGCGACCCTCCGATAGCGCGCAATGACGCGCGCGGTATGGGCAGACAGTGCCGGTCCCTTGTCGCTGGTGCCGCCGCGATGATCGTAGAGCCGTGCCGCCTGATCACAGATCGCCGCCACCAGGTCGCGCGGCACGCTGGTTGCATCGGCGCCGAACCCAGCGACATAGCCGATGCGCAGCGGCCCGCCCGGCGTGCTGGTGACGTGCAGCCGGGGATAGCGGCCAGCCTCGAGCCAGACCCCCGTGGTGACAGGTGTTGCCGTGCCGTCCGGTTCGATCAGGTGAACCGTGGCGACAGCACCGGCCAGCACCGGCCCGACAGGCAGGGCGATGGTCAGGCCGGGGCATTCGTCGGTCGTGTGGGTGATCGTGGTGGACAGCAGGGCAAGGCCGGTTGCGGCTTCCACATCAGCCGCCGCCGTGCGGATCATGTCAGTTATGCCCGCGTCGTCGTCGTTGAAGTCAACACGCGCCTGCGCCTTGGCCTCGGCCAGCGTGACAGGCAGGTTGCTGTTGATCGGTGCGCGGGTGGTGGTGCTCATGTGCGGTCTGCCTTCTGCGATACGATGGTGATCAGCCCGGCGGCCAGAGCGCCGATGCGCTGCCAGCCCCCTTGCCCCGCCCAGGCGTTCCCAACGTTCCCTCCCCCCTTAAGGGGGGGAACGCTTGGGAACGCTGGGAACGGGGGTGTTCCCTGCCGTTCCTGGAACGCTTGGGAACGCTTGGGAACGGTCATTCCGAAACCCTCCAGACATGGTCGTCAACGATGCAGACCAAGCCTTTCTCTTGCAGGGCTTTCTTGTTCTTGTGGAAGGCGGTTCGCTTCGTCGTGGCATCGTCGCTGCTGGAAAGCGAAAGCCGGGCGCAATACTCGCGCCAAAACTCCAGGCTGACGCACTGGCGATTGGCGGGGAACATGTCGCCGGTCCTGACTGAGCCGTGATGCGCCAGGGCGTCGGAAAGTGCCTGAATGGCGATACGTTGCTGGCCGGTCAATTCTTTGATGCGGGGCGGCGGCGCCTCGTCGGTCGGTTCAACGATTGCCGAAGTCACCTCGTCGCCGTCTTCGTCGGTGCCGATCACTACCCGGCGCAACTGATATGAGAAGGTCGCGCCGGTCGGCATGTCGCGTTGTTTGCGCGTCTCTGCCGTGATGATCGGGCCGGAACGGGTGATTTCGATTTCGGTATCCACCCCCGCGCGCAGGACACCAGAGCCGCGCGCGCCCTTGGTGGTGTCCTTGCCCGAATGGTGAATGACCATCACATGCGCGCCAGTCTCGCGCCGCAGATGTTCCATGCTGCGAACATAGGCGTTCATGTCCTTGGTCGCGTTCTCGTCACCGTCGCCCATGGTTCGGGCAAGCGTGTCCACCACGATCAGGACCGGGTGGCGATGGGTGTCGGGCAAGGCGCTTATCAGCGCGTCCGCATCGGTCGGCCCGAAGAAGTCCAGGGCGCAGCCTGACAGGCGCAGGAAAGCCGACTGCGCCTCTGCCTGCGCGACAATGTCAGGGTGTGCCCGCCGGAACGCTTCGATCCTGTTGTTGAAACCATTCCCGCCCTCGGCAGCGATGTAGACAACCGCCCGCCTGTCCAGGTCGCGCGGCAGGCGCGCGCCGTGCCACGTATCGCCGCCCGCGATACGCAACGCCATGTCAGAGGCAAGGTAGGTCTTGCCCACGTTGCTCTCCCCGTAGACGACAGAGAAGCCGCCCCGGTCGATCCAGCCCTTGACGGCATAGCGTGACAGCAGGACCGGCTTGATGTCGCACAGCGATGTCAGCGCGGCCCGAATCGTCGCCCNNCCGGTCTGCCTTGGGAATGATCACGCCAGAAGCCTTCGCCACCTGCACATCGGCATAGGCATCAAGCGGGGGCGTCGGGATTTCATCCATGCCGATGCTTTCGCCACGGATCGGCACCACGTTGTCGAGCGGGCGCAGGTTGGCGAATGGGGCGCTTTCTTCGCGGTCCACGCGCGGCGGCGCGCTGTTGCGTTCCTTGCGGTCGCGGTCGAGGCGATCGGCGACCATTGCGTGCCGCACAAAGTCCTGTCCCATCGGGTCAACGTCCATCACACTTCCCCCCACTGCGCCGCGTCGAACACCATTTCGCGCGTTTCAGGGTCCAGTGCCCGCAAGGCCGCGAAGGCGACTCCGGCCAGTTCCATACTGGTCAGCCGGTGCGACCACACCGCCGCCGTCCAGTTCCACACAACCGGATCATCCGACACCAGCGCGCAGGCCAACATCCGCGCGGCCCGCTTGTGGCGGTCGGGCATGTGGTTCCAGATTGCGCCAGAGTCCTGCGTGGTGTAGGCTTGGCCGGTGATCCGCTGATCATTGCTATTTGCCCCGGTCGCGCCCGCCAGCGCGCCGGGGTTTTCATTTGCGGGGGTCAGATCATCCAAAACGGGTTTGACAAAATTCCCGTAACCCATTGATTTCATCGCGCCGGTTTGACGCGTCAGAGTGTCACAAGTGCTTGGATTCGCTGCGATAGCTTCGGATTGAAAATCCGCGTGTCGCTGGTTCGATTCCGGCTCCGGGCACCATTCAGATCTCTCTGAATATCAACAGCTTGAAGTAGGTTTGCTGAGTAATTCCGGTGGCCCAGTTGTTGCAAGGTTAGCGCCCGTGGCACAGAATGCCCTTGCTACCCTGCGACATATTGGCACGAGTGTTGGCTGTGCCACGCATTTGGGCGCTCGCATCAGAGATTTCGGCGCGGTGTTCAAGTGACGCAACATAGTGATTCACCTCAGACACGACGAACCGCGTGCTGTAGTAATCATTCCCCGGCAGGCCAAGCTTCAGTTTTCTCGGAAAATCCGGGTTGTCGCGGCACCAGCGATCAATGGTGGGCCGCGAGACGTCGAACAGACGCATGAGGTGTTCGACGGTGCAGTATTTACGGTCAGCGAGCCACGCAGGCAGGTGGGATGCAGTTTTGAGCGTTGAGATCCCCTTCTGGGAAAGGCGTCTTGTTTAGACAAGGCTTTTGCTATTGGCAGCAGCTGGGCGTCGGTTAACCATGTGACCGCGAACAAAGCGCGCGGTCACATGGATGGGGCTCCATCGCACGAGCCCGACGGGTTCAGAGGTTCGCGTTCACGCAGCTGCCTGCGCGTAATAAACTGCATTTTTCGCGAGGGTCTCTACCTGCTCTTCGGTCAGCCCGATGTTAACGCGCTCGCGAGACTTGGGAAAACACGCTTCCCGCGCGATGGTCTCGATGCGGATGGCCGTGGCGGTCAGAGCGGCCGTGACCTTTACCGCGTTGACGGGAAACCGGTAGTCCCTCGTATCCACCCCAGCCGAGACATAAACGAGGGTCGCGCCTGCACGATATTTCTTCGGCAAGTGGAGGAGACGCTTTTCGACAGCTTTGATGATGCGGCCTTCGATATCGGCCAAACTCGGAGTATGAATCCCTGCGATTTCAGCAAGAGTGGCGCTGGCATCGAGGCCGCGTGCATAGGTGATTTTCATATTTTGGCTCCAGATTACGTTGGAGGAGGAGCCTATCAACTCTGAGTCTATAGGAGGAATTTTTTGGCGTGCATCCTTTTTTGCTTAAACGCGGCAAAACCTGTCAAAGTAACGGAAACGTTGCCGAGGACGGTTGATAAGTGGCTGTTTTTGTTTGATTTCGGCAAGCTGCACTGGCCGTGATTTACTGAAGGGCACCTCTAAAAATTGCCATGAACCTTGAGCTGCAGTATGATCCTGGTGCCAAACCGGCATGGGGGTTTGACGATGGCGCCCTTGCGCGCGTGTTTGGTCAGGCGGTTGTAGCCGGTGTAACCCTTCGTCGGGCAAACAGTCCCCCGGACTGTTTGCTGATC